CACCTGCGATAAAGGAATTAGAGCCATCATGATAAATTTCTAAATCATTTCCAGTTCCAACTCTTATTTTTGTATTGTCAGGTAAATCTAAATTTGTTCCATCAAAAGTTAAATTAGCTTCTGCATTCTGTGCATCTGCACCTGTGGCTGTAACAACTCTATTGTTAGAACCATTAGCCATAAAGTCAGATACGTCAACAGATATTGCATCGGCTGCAACATCAATACCAGTTCCTGCACCTATGTTTAATGTTACATCTCCAGAAGATCCACCACCTGTTAAACCACTACCTGCAGTAACTGCTGTGATGTCTGCTGTGATTGTTTTATAAGTTTGATCCCCTGCTAAAAAAGTTGTTGATGAAGCTGTTCCCGTCCCTAGTCTTGCAGTTGGTACAGTACCACTTCCAAGGTTGGTTGCGTTTAAAGCTGTTAAAGCACTTCCGTTAAGTGCGGGTAAAGTTGCTGGAAATCTTGCATCTGCAATAGTTCCTGTAAGTTGAGTTGCTACAATAGATTTATTTGTTAAAGTTTGACTTCCTGTTAACGTAGCAACAGTACTATCTATAGTTATATCATTTGCATTTGCTGTAATACCCGTTCCACCTATAACATTTAAAGTAACGTCTCCAGAAGCTCCACCTCCTGTCATACCAGTACCTGCAGTAACTGCAGTTATATCACCAACGGTTGGAGTTTGGAAAGAAGGTACTGCACCAGCTCCCGCTGAAGTTAAAACTTGTCCTGAACTTCCCGTTGCTACTGCAACTGGATTTCCTGAAGTATCATAACTAATAATGTTTCCATCTGTACCTGGGGCCATTTTGGCTAGTGTCACTGAGTCATCGGCTAATCTTGCGGAAGCTACTGATCCACTTGCTAAATTAGTTGCGTTTAAATTTGTTAAAGCAGAACCATTGGCTGCTGGTAGTGTTGCTGGAAATCTTGCATCAGGTACTGTACCTGAAGTTAATTGTGTTGCGTTTAAAGCTGTTAAGTTACTTCCATTGTTTGCAACAATGTTACCACTAGCATCAAGGATAGTTGATTTAGTTGCGGGAAGAGTACAAAATACTTCTTTAGTCCCTGCCCCAAAGTTAACGGCATTGTTAGAATTGGATGATGTAATAACAGTAGTTCTTGCTAATGTATCAGGTGTTGCATCCGTTATAGTTCCTAAACCAACCTCAAAGTCTCCGTTTGAGGCTGTTATAGCGTAGTAAGTAGTATTAGAATTACCGATAGCTGCAACAAATGACTCAAAACCTGATACTGCGCCAGCAAGGTCTAATGTACCTGTTCCAGTTGTCGTTGAAGTTTCTTTTACTCTATCATGTACTAGCAATGCCATTTTTTATTTCTCCTAAGATATTCTTATAATTGCCTGTGTATCGTTTGCATTAGGGAACTGAATAGTAAATGTTCCAGATGTTGCAGTTTTGTCTCCACCAAAGTCAAGTACACACACAGATTTAGCAGCTTCAGATGTATTATAAATCAAAGCTCCTCTTGCTGTTAATGTAACTCCAGTGAATGATAAATCATTAAAGTCAGTAAAAGCTGTAGTTCCATTTACAGAAACTAAAGCGTTAACTAGCGCTCCGCCACCGGCTGCGTATGTTCCAGTGTTTCCAACCTGTCCACCAATACCTACTGCGTATGAAGTAGTATCTGCTCCAATAGTTGCTGCACTTGTGTACATTGCTAATTTAAAAACATCTCCGCCACTTGCGGCAAAGTTATGTAGCCCTTGAAAAGTTTGTTCTTTAAAAGAGTTCGTGATTGCATTTGTAGTAATAGCCATAATTTTTCTCCTATTTTAAATTTCTATGGTGATGGAGAAGGCACTTTAACTCGTGGCACTCCATCGGTGTATTCATCTCTACGTCTTCTGCCCATTTGTTGTAAAGCAAAAGATTGTATTTGTTCATTATACCTCTCTGAATACAGTTTGTACATATCAGCAGGTCCTTTTAAATAAGCAAAAGACTCAACTAAAACTCCGTACAATAATAATTGTTGTTGATAAGTAGATAGATAAGTAGTGTTAGAACTAGTAAAATGAGGGGGATATTTAATGTAGTTTATTTGAACTTGTCCCGCTGCTGCCGTGGCATCTGGTGTTGGGGCCACTAAAAAATTGTTCTCATCCCAGTTTGCATAATATAAAGGAGAGCCTGTAGCTCCATCATTATTATATTCAGAGATAAAACTAGTATCTCTTTTTTCTAAAAAAGTTCTAGTATTTGATATAATAGTCTGTACGGATCTTAAAACAAGCATATCAGAAGGTAAAGATATATATCTTTGACCAGAAATAAAACTAGCCGTTGAGTATTTTCTTAAATCATCATAATCTACTTTACCTGCAACATCTAATTCCGTATTAGATATAAATTGATCTAATAATACATCTGTTAATACATTAGAATCTACTTCAGTATAACTTCTTATTTGAGTTAAAAAAGCTGTGTAACTAATTGCCATTATGAAATCTCCACTGTTGTTTGTCCTATTTGAGTCCCCATTTGTCTTGCTCTATTCTGAGCTGAACCATTGTCTGGCTGCATTCCATTTGAATTAAAAGCAAATAATCCAGGTAAAGTTAAATCTATTGTAGTAAACCTAGCTCCTCCCGATTTAAAAGTAAAATCTTGTGCTCTAGGATTCTGTAAAGCTATAGCATCTCCAACAACTCGTTTACGTCTTATCTGTGGATGCTTAGGCTCGAACTCTGAAGTATGTACAAGAGCTCCTGTCCACTCTCTAACCATTTCTTTATAGGGAAACGCCTGACCTGAACGGTCAGATATTGCCATTGATCTTCTACCTTGAGCGTAAGACATTATACTCCATCTCCAAAGTAAGTCATTGGCGAAACATATAAAGAAGTTCTTTGACCATCTTCATCTAAAGCTCTAATCATTTCATCTTCATAAGTTTGTTTTAAAAGAGGCACTCTATCTGCTGCATATTGAAAAGACAGGTAATAAGCTAGCCCTGCAATCATGCATGGTAAAAATCTATATACTGCATCTGGATTATTTGAATAAGCTCCAGCATCTTCAATTCTTTTAACTACATAAAATTTTACATAAGTATAAGTCGAAGCATCGGGTGCTTGATATAAATAAATTTTAGGAGTGGTTTGCCTATCAACATAATATTGAGAAGGTTGACCTTGATTTAGTTTATTAGGAAGAGCAGCATAAGCAGATCTATCTACTTTAGTTAAAGACACATCTTGAGTATTAGCTGTATCATTTCCTCCTCCAGTAGTTGAAACAAAAGCTTCTAAGACATCGCTTACATCTGAATTACAAGTATATTCTGCTTGTCCTGCAACAAGAGCTATTTCATCTAATTCAACTTTCCATAAATGAACCCCTCTATTGCCCCAGTCAGAAAACAATACGTTTAAATTTCTTCTTGCTTTTCTTAAATCATTTCCAGAGTTAGGTCGTACTCCACATCTGTTAAATGCTTCATCTATAATTTCTTCTATAGTTAAATTAAAAGCTGTTGTTCCTGACGTAGCCATTATAGTATATCCTTATAATAGTTTAATTTAATTTTTTCTAATTTAGATAATTTTGTAGCACCATGTAATTTTATAGCCTCAACTTTATCTGCTTTACCTAATTTTGTAGATTGTCCTTTAGTTAAATCAATAAGTTTTTTACCACTAGCTTTAGCATATCTCTTAACTCCATATCTAATGCCAGCACTTAATAATCCACCAAGTAACATTTTTTCTTTTCTCACTACAGAATATCCTTATAGTAATCCTCATATGATTTATTATTATAAGTAACTCCGTCTATTTCTGAATTAATTAGAGATCCATTATATTCCATCTCTCCACCTTTTGATTTTTTAGGTACACAATTAGGGACTTTACGTCCACCTTTGGATTTCATTCCAATCATTTCATAACCGTCCCAACAAGGACCTTTTGATTTAGCCATTTGTTTCTCCTTTATTTATAGCGGCCGCTTTGAGAGTGTATAACATCTCCTTTTTGCGGTTGTACAACTTCTTTGATTGTACCACTTGAGAGCGGTAAGTTCTAGACCTTAGGTTTTTGGCTATGGGGTTTGTAGATTTTGCCATGAGTTTTGACCAATACCTTTTTAAATTCTGCTTTTTCTTTTTTAGTCCAACCTTTATTACTACTACCTAAACCTGGTTCTAATTGTTTTGTCATTGACGCTCTAGTTATTGCCATTATAAATCTACTGCTTTTCCTAAAATTGGTTTATATTTAGTTTTACCATCTTCTCTAAAGGCATGCAAGAACTGCTTCCTAGGCTTATCTTCGATATAACTACAATGACACCACCCACTTGAAGGCTCTCCTTTTTTATAAAACTCGAGAATCATTTGATCAAAATTAAGGTTCTTATATATCCAATCACAAAGTTCTGCATTA